CACCACATCACCAACCCATTCTCCATAAGCTTCAACCGTAGCGGGAGCAACAGGAGCTGTTGGCCAGGCTGCTACATCTTCCCATAGTCCGAAGATAACAGTTTGTGCCAGGCCTCCCATGTTCTCGCCATTTGGCAGGTTTTTATCTATGTTTACAAAATCCACTTTAATAAGTATTAATGGTTAATACTATGCTGAAGTCGATCCGGAACCAGATCCTGAACGATCATTTACAGCAAATTCGCGTTCGTTTACACTGGCAAACTGTGTTCCGAAAACAAACTTCATGGCAGCAGTAAAGCGGTAGGGGTTTCCGCTATTGAATGCCTGCATAGCTTTCATATCCTCAAGCTTATCCGTTCCATAGAGCATGTTCGGACGGGTGGTGATGAATACCCTCTGCGATCCGGTGGGGATGGCTCCTGTCCTTCTCACGCGTACCCGGCCATTACTTCCGTCAAGAAATTGCTGACCGGCAGTATCTATGTTCGGTGGGCTGTCGTGCTCATCGCGGTACCAGTCGTCATAAAGATCTCCGACATCTTCAGACATCCATAGAGTGGTCGCTTTGTTGCGAAGAGTTTCATGCCTGGATCTCCACATAGCGAGCAGATAATCTCCTGCATTGGCGCGTGTGATAGGTCCGTCGGCATAGAGGTTATGATTTGCTGCACTGATTCTACCGGCAGTTATATCATCATCAATAACCGTAAACCAGCCATCGAATGAATCGTTAACACTTTTGTGTCCTGCTCCTTCATTTCTCTTGGCCGGGAAAAGAGAATAATACAACTCTTCTGAAGCAACGCTGATACCAAACTGAATGAGCCATAATTCGAAAGGAAGATTCTTTGCCCACAGGTTGCCGGCAACGTCGGCTATGAAGGTATTGCGATACCTCTCAGGCTCATCGCTCATTTCAGCAACAACCGGGTAAACGGTAAGTACACGCGGTACCAGCGTTCCGATTTTTTTGTCGCCATGGAAGATACCATCGTATTTGCTTAAGATGGTTCCATGTTCAACGTTTCCGACCATACGCGAGTGTTGTATGCCCAATGCCGGGAAGCAGTCCTGAAGAATGTCCTGAGCCATCAATGTGTTCAGTCCCTTCAGGAGATCGCCGTACTCAATACGTGTATCGTTTACAGCGGTAATGTCAATTGGTCTTGTTAAGTCCACAGCTTTTGATATTAAATGTTAAATAATTGTTTTCACATAGTCGGTAACCTCGTCGGCTCCCTCTATTTTTTTCTTGGTCTGATCAGCATGGTTCTGGGCGCCAGTTGCAGCAGCTCCGGGTTTCTCGGCCAGTTTCGTGCGAATGGCTTCAACCTTTGCGATTGGAGTGGTAGCAGCTTTTACTGTTGCATCGAGTTCATCCATTGCCGCAGTGGCAGTGGTAAGTGCGCTTACTGCTGTATCCTTGAGGGTTTTTGCAGTAGCCAGATCGTTCACTGCAGCAGAATTTTCACCCTGCAGCTTTTTCAACTCGGCTTCAATTTTGTCGAGCTGCTCCTTATTCAGGAATACGCCATCGTCTGTCATCTCAATGGCATCGACAGCCATTACTGCACAGAGAAGCGCTAATAAATTCGGTTTGCTCATTTGTGTATTGTTTTTTTTATGGTTTGGAAAAAGATTTTTTATTTTATCGATAAGACTATTACCTGCTGTTTCGATCTTTTGGGCAATATCTTCAGGTTCATTGGCTGCTCCCAATAAAGAAGCATTCTTACGTGGAAGCGGGGGCATGTCGTTGCCGGCTATCATAGCCACCAGCTTTTCATCTTCGAGCCAGTTAGTAATGTTTTCAGGAGTGATTATTTCATCAACGAACCCGATATTTTTGGCCTCTTCGGCATTCAACCAGGCGCCTTTCTTCATAATATCGAGAACCTCTTTTGCAGGCTTCCCGGTTTTATCGCAATAAATTCCGGCTATCTGAAGAGTCCACTTGGTTGCATTATCGAGCTGACCGGTCAGCTTGGCAATCAGATCCTTCAGCTGGTCCTCATTAAGAGTGGCCCAGATATCTATGCCGACCATGGGTTTATGTACCAGGTAAAATGAATCTTTAGTCATTTTTACCGTGTTACAACCCATACTTATAAGTGTACCTGAGCTGGCGCTGGCTCCACTATAAAGTGCTGTTACGTTCCCGTGTGCCTGGAGAGCATCTTTTATTGCTATTGCATGACCAACATCTCCGCCCAGTGAGTTGATTCTGAGTTCAACTTCATCGCTGCCGGCTTCTGCCAGGGCATTCTTTATATATTGAGCGGAAAAACCTCCGTCGCCTATATAACCATCAACATTTATGATTTTTTTGGCCATAATTGTCCTGTTTTTCGCAAGTCTATAGGAGTTCCCATTGCGAAAAAAGGACAAAAACGAGAATATTAAATCAGATTATCAGCGAGTTAAAAAGGCGATGCAACAAACACTGAGCCGTCCATAAGGGCTGCAGTTATTTTTAATTGCCTGGCATTTGGATCCTGGGCACCCTGACCGGTATCGCTGTTTAATATAATAGTGAAGTAAGATCCGGGCGCTCCGGCGAGCCATAAATTTTCATTATTATCTTCTCCCAAAATCAATAATCTTTTCAGCCGCAGATCTCCGAACAGGTTTATGTTGTCGGGTCCGCATTTAGGGATCCTGCAGGATGCTTCAAAGTTATAAACCAGACCATTATCAGAAATCTCAGAGGATTCAGAAATCTTACCAGTCTCCTGGGTAAACTCAATCTCGGGAATAGCAGCTCCATTCTCCAGGACAAGAGTATTGAGGTTATTTCCATCAGGAGTTAAAGAAACAAAATCGTCGGCATCTATATAATAGAGCTTTCGTAAACCACCCATGTTATCCATAAACGTACTCTTTTTTAAGTTTTTTGGATATTGTCCCTAAATCAGACAAATTGTCCAATAATATTTTGTTCATTTCTACCTTCAATTCCCTTATTATTTTCATTTGAGGTCCGCAACCATGCCTGTCGAAGTCTTTTTTAATAGATTCATAACTCCATACCTGCTCGGTAAACCCGAATCCTTCCTGAAACTCTCTTATGCAATTCGCCACCGGTGTTCCCAGGCTTTTATTGACAATTACATACTGACGCATAAAGAACTTAACTTTCATTTCAACCTTACGATTGAAATCGAGCACATTTTCCTTATTAAGTTCCCATCCGTAGCGATAAAACATATCAGGAGGAATGATTACCGTTACTAAATCTTTAAACACTGCCAGGTCGGATGTTTCGCGATGGCATGGCTTGCGGGCTAGTCCTCTCCGGAACTCATCAAGCAGATCCGGCAAGTGCTGAAGATTTACCGGAGTGCCACAATTGATTTCGAGGTATGCTTTAACATACTTTTTACACGGGACCTTAATCGTAAATTGGTTCGACATTGACAAAAATACAGTTATCGATCTGCCCTGCACAAGGACAAATGCCAGTTAGTAATAAAGTAAAAGGAAGGTTAAGCGATAACGGATCAAAAGTATAAACTTTTCTGAATAAAAAAAGAGGTGAACTTGGCTGTTATTCACCTCTTTTCAACTAACCTTAAACTAATCTATGAAAAAAATCCTGTGCAATATTGATTTATCCAGGTCAAATTACAAGGACAATTAATCACAGAGCAATATTTTACCAGTATTGCCCTCACTTTTGTCTTTTTCCTTTTGTCTTTTATCTTGTCTTTAGGTCTGAAGTCTAGCTACCTGATAGAAAGCACCGAAAAAAGTGTAACCGTGTAACAAGGCGTTTTTTGTCGTTTAATATATTGTGTCACAATAGTATATAGGTTACAGTCAAAGTGTAACCATTGGTTACATATCCTGAAAAAAAATGTAACCTGATTTTGCCCTGGTATATGGTTACACTTTTTTTTGTAACCATGAAAAAGTGTAACCGAAAAGTGTAACCTGTAATTCTTTGGTTTTTAAATCTTTGGAGTATGGTTACAGAGTTACATTTTTTTTTATACTTTTTAACAAAAGAAAAAAGGAAGGAAAGTAAGCAAGCAACTGAAAATGACAAAATCGGAAAAGTGTGAGACGCAAACAACCCTCAAAATGCATATAAAAGTGTAACCAGGAGAAAGTACCCGACGCCTGATACCTGAAGCCAGAAACCCGAATTTGGTGCCTGCGGCGCATAAAAAAAGCCCCGCATTCGCGAGGCTGGATCCATAATTAACTTATAGGTTAACTTTTCTGCCGTTGCTTTGCCCTGGCATCGATCACCCGTTTCTGCAAGCCGAGTCTAATTTGAATCTCGCAGCAATTCTTAAATTTCAGACCACTCCCGCACCCACATGGGTCATTGCGTTGTGGTTTCTTCTTCTTAGCCTGTGCTTCTCTGTCAGCATTCATTTTATCGATCATTAGTTCGTTCATTGCTCCCATAGGTATAGGTTTTAGGTAAATTTATATCTGTCATTTTCTTCAACTATAGTTGTAGTGAAAGGAAATTGAGCCTTAGGCACCAGCTGTATTGTTTCAATCAGACCGGTCCCTGAGGTAAACACAATATGCATTTCATTATCAAATGATATTTGCAGGTATAGACATTTACCGGATCCTTTCTCCCGGAATGCCGCTACCTTCGATTCTTCAATTTTGAAATCATGGACCACAATCTCTTTGTTCAGGATCCTCGACATCTTTATCTTGCCACCCTCGAATCCTTTGGCTGGTGGCTTTATATTAAACTGGCTAAATCTGTTCATGTAGTAATTTTTTAAGTAAGTGCCGACTGTTGCAGTGAATAGCCCAACCTCTATATGATGCTGTGGACTGAGGATTTCTATTCCTGGAGAGCATCCTGGCAAAGCTCTGTTTAATGCTTTTCCGCAGCAATACATGAGTGTGAAAGAATACATATCCCACAAAGTCTATTCCACGGTCTTTAACCGGAAAGACCTGGTAATTCTGCTTCACCTCGAGCTTTAGTTTTTCCTGCAGATAAGTTGTGATCTCAGCTAATACCTGGTGCAGGTAAGATTTATTATCCGATAAGATTACCATGTCGTCAGCATACCTGAAATAGTATTTTACCTGCAGGTCCTCCTTTATCCAATGATCAAAATAAGTGAGATAAAAATTTGCAAAGTACTGGCTTAGGTAGTTGCCGATCGGGAGGCCATCGGCGCTATCAATTATTTCATCCAGAAGCCACAAAAGATCCTGGTCTTTAATTTTCCTCCGGAGCAGCTGCTTCAGGATTTCATGATTCACGTTCGGATAGAACTTTCTGATATCGAGCTTTAGGCAGAACTGAGTGCCGGCTTTGTCTTCCAGTGCTATTTTCAGAGCATTGGCTGCAGCATGAATGCCGCGCTTTTTGATGCAGCTGTAGGTATCAGCTGTGAATATTGAAACAAAGATGGGTTCCATTATATTCATCACCGCATGATGTACAATGCGATCAGGAAAATAGGGGAGCCTGAATATGATTCGCTCTTTAGGTTCATAGATCGTAAAGGTTGTGTATTGAGATGTTCTGTATGTTTTACCAATCAGCATTTCGTGCAGTTGCTGAAGATTACGGTCCCGGTTCCGGTCGTGCCTGGTCACTCCGGGCTGGGTAAGTTTCCCCTTCCGGGCAATCGAGTCGGCCAGCTGCAGGTTTTCAATGCTGCAGATCTTCTCATATAAATTATTTATCCGTTTCATGCCTTTGCCTTCTTAAGATCGCTTTCTCCGGAGATACCAGCGCTCTTGATTAATTCGTTATTTTTTGCCATGTGGGCAGGGTTTATGCTGCAGTAGTTGCATAGGTGCGAACTGACATTCGTATTCGTGTTATCGTAGTTGTAATTCGTATTCGAAAAACTGAACCTGGAAGACAAAACTGACAGCTCTGGCAGCATACAACCTGGATTAATTATTCTGAAAAAAGAAAATAATCTTTATACTCCGCTTCGAATTGCTTGCCGATGTAAAGCGCTTTTTCTGAGGTATCAGTGCAAAGGCGCGAACCGACACTCGTATACGTGCAATCGCAGTCGTAACACGTAATCGAAAAACCGAACCCGGAAGACAAAACATCAAACCATGGGTAATATTTCCCCTGGTTGTAATTGCTCCAGTCAGGTTTCCATCCATTATTAATCGCCTTATAGATGATCATCAGTTTAAAGCCGGCAATAATGGGCTTCCTGAATTCTTCCGGAATATCTGATACATCAGGAAGTTTTGCAGGATCCAGTCCTAAGTGCTTACATGCATCCTCGAAGGATTTGATTTTTGTGTAGTCAAACTTCACGTCTTTTTTTGTTGTTTTTTTAGTTGCTGTTGCCATGATATTAATTAGTTAAGGTTAAGAACTCTTTATATAGATCCAGGAACTGTTCTCCTGCATATGCTGCTTTCTCCTGGGATTCAAAGCAAAGGCGCGAACCGACAGTCGTACCCGCGTCATCGTAGTAGTAACACGTATTCGAAAAACCGAACCCGGAAGACAAATTGAAGTATGGCCACCATTTCTTTTCATCACTATTATTCCAGTCCGGGATCCAGCCCTGGTTGATTGCGGCAATAATGATCTTCAATTTCTTGTAAGCAACTTCGTCAGGTGTATCATCATTGTGAATATGGAGCAGGTCCTCCTGGGTGAGTTCCAATTCTGTACACACATCCTCAAAGGTTTTAATATCCCTGAAGTCTTTCTTCCGGAAGCAGTCTTTTCCAAATGCTTCCTCCAGTTCTGCCTTAAACCAATCGTCTGATTTAGGGTAGAGTTTTTTTGCTTTTTCTTTGTTGATTTTTACTTCCATAATATTAATTTTTGTGGGTTAGTCTGCTATTATCTTTTTATCCTCAAGTAATTTTTGAAAAGATCTGTCCCGAGCTGCTTTAGTCTCAAATTTTTCAAGAGTGCGCCATTCGTAAACC